GTCAGCAATCAATCCACCGATATTTACCGTTGATCGTTTAAGACCGTAAATGATCGCCTCTCCAATAAGTGTTCCAACGATAGTGCCGAGCTGATTTAGTCTTGTTGCATCTCCAGCGATTGCTGATGCTAGTGATGTGCCTACTACACTGCCAAGCTCAGTTGCTTTTGCTGAAATAGCCGGAAAGACCGATTCGAGTGCTGCTGGTAATCCGTTGAAACCTTCAGAGAATGGTTTTGCAAAGTTCTCGATGACTTGTCCGAGCGAAATCTTGATCTTCTCCGATGATTTTGCGACTGCTTCAGATTGTCCACTGACTTGCCGGTTAATCGCTCCGATGATGTCGGCAAATGCTTGTCCCTTGTTGCCTGTGCGAGCGAATTCACCACCGATGCGCTCGATGTCAGCACGAGTCAGTGCGCCGGTCTTCTTGAGTGCTGCAAGACCCTGTTCTGGGTCACTCAGCGCCTTGCCAAGTTGGATCGCGTAGCCTGTGGCATCTCCACCAAAAAGCACGGACATATCGAGCGCAGCCTTGGTGACTTGATCAAACAATCCGCCGGTCACATCAGCAGATTTCCCGATGTCCTCAAACGACATGACTATGGCCTGCGTCGATGCGATTAGGTCATCGTCCACCCCGATCTTCCTTGCGGTCGCGTCAGCTACATCCAAAAGCCTGTTTGCGACAGTCTCAGACTGACCACCAAACAGCCCCATCGTCTTTACGACATTCTTCAGCTTCGCATCGCTAGCGCGACCTTCCTCGCCGATCGAGTTGAGCTTGTAGGCCGCCACAGCCACAGCACCAGCCGCAGCCGTAAAGGCTGCACCGATCGCCAGTCCTACCTTGGTGATCGCACCGAGCGGTGTTGTGATGCTGCTGATCGAGCCTTTCACTCCAGACATCGTCTTCGTGAACTGCGAGGCATCACCTCTGATTTTTATGGTGAGTCCGGCCATACTTATTCCCCGGTGTCAACCGAGTTCATTATTTTTGCGATCCGATCAGCCAGTGATTCGTGCTGGTCATCAACCTCGTAGGTCTTGAGGAATACCTTCACGCCCTTCCGATGCAATAGTGCATGGATGAGTTGGCTGGTCTGGTCGATCGGCATGTTTGATATTGTTTCGATGCTCCATCCGTATTCCGAGGCCAGCATGTCAACCATGCATGACCAGTCGCCAGATGGATCACCATTTACTTTCCCAGCTTAGAAACCACCTCCACCGTTGACAGGTTTCTGCGCTCGATCACCCGGTTGATGTAGTCCATCACAAGTTGAAAATCCTCTTCTGAGATTGCTAGAATCTCAGCCTCAAAATAGGTCGCCGCGTCGGGCGACTGCAGAATCTTTGCCGCTTCAAATGGTTTTTTGCCAGCAGCAACCAGATAAGCACCGATGGCAAGATGGTCAGGAGAGTCGCCGGAGATCCGTTTTAATGCGAAAGAAACCGATGCTGAGATTCGTTCTGAGAATGGCTTCAAGTCAACCATCTCACCGTTAATTTCGATTGATGGTGGCGAGTCAATCCATGCGTCCTCTGTGTTAATTTTGTCGTTCATTTTCGGAATAGTATTTTTTCAATCTGGTCAAGTTGCTTCTTCGGGATGTGCTTGCCGATCATGGCGATCCTGCCTCGATGCTCGACTCGGGCAAATTGGATGTCGTTGATGGCAACGATCATCGCCTCATGACCTACCAATGCGCCTTTGAGATAGGAGATTGCTGCATCTGGCAAGCGGTCGTACAAATGCTCGTCGTCGTAGAGCAGAGCGTCGGTTGCGGCTGCTTCATGGAAGCACCAGGTTGTCACTTTATCGTTACGCCGCCAACCGATGATTGGATGCCCGAGCGCCTGCATCACCGCGGCCTTGCGCGTGTTCGTGATCCTGCAGGCCGCACCATGATACAGCGGGAATCCGCGGTTGTGTTTTATTGCTAGCGAAAGGTTTTCGAGAAACCCAAATGCTGCCTTGCACATTGCAAGTGGGTGAGTTGGATTTAACTCGATCCATTGCCTGTCAGACCAGTGACTAGCAATGAGTTTTGGGCTGTTGCCACAAGGAGACGATTGCTGGAAATGCCAAGTCACGCGCACACCATTGATGCCGTCACCCACCGCGGTTGCATATGGGTTAGCCTCGTTCAAAGGCACATCAAAGGCATATATCGTTGCCGCCAAGCGTGGGTTGTTCACCTCGGCAGAGCTTCCGTCAACCGACGCGAAGCCAAACCTTGGAATGTTCATATAAGAGTGTTTTCATTTATGCAGTGATTAACGGGTGATTCATCGCTGTGATATCAAGCTTCTGGAAGTCTTCGCTGGTATGCGTACGCGTTACCGAGTCGATGATCGTGATCGTGCCGACTGATCCTTTGAGGTAGTCAGTTGGGGCAGTAACCAGAGTGATGGCAGCAGCAAGAGTTCCAGAAAATGCAGTGGCATCAGGCACGAATCCAGAGATCGAAACTTCGATTCGCTCGTCGTAAAATGTCTTGCCGATTGTGTCACCGGTGATGTTGCGCACCACTTTAGATTCTTGGCTGGAAGAATAGGATATCGTGTCCGCTAAGATTCCAGTTTCAGCGGCAGTGATGCCGAAAACGCCTTTTGATCCTGATGCGCCAAATTGAGTTGCCATACACTTTTAGACGGTGTCAAATTCTCATGAGTAAGCACTCGGCAGAGTAGACAGTTTCAATCACCGACTCGTCCCAGCTTGTGGTCGCACCTTGGAAATCCCAAAATTGAATCAAGATCCCATCCGTGCAGGATTCCTTGATCACGGTCGGATCGTTCAAGAGCGATTCGATCTGATCTTGCCAAGATGCAACATTTGAGTCGGCTTCATCACCGGCGTGACAGCGCAGCGTGATGTTGATGCCGACCTTGAGAACGCCGGGAAGAGCGACTGCATAGCGATCGGTCGATGATGCACCAACGCTCAAGCATGGCAGCTCGATTTCAGCGCGTTGCCTTTCGTTCACAATCGAGATTTCATTTGACGGCGAAACGTCGGTAAGGTACGCGACGAGGTTGTTTTCTAATCGTTCGGTTGTCATTAGAGTTGCCTATTGGCTTTTTCAATAGTTTTTTCAGTGGTGATTGCCATCCATTTCAATCCGTTTTTCATTCCTTCAGCGACTGCTTTTGTCACGTCACTGCTGGATTGGATTTTTGTTAAATACGGGGTGTCGTTAAAAATCTCGATAGCAGTCTTTGTCCCGGTTCCAGATGTTGTGTGGCTGCCTTTTGCCCCGGTTAAATGCCGTGTGATAATTTTATCAAGTCCGCTCATATTAGGCTTGCCGAGGTCGTTGGCGATCTTCACCCATGCAGCTTTTGCACGACCTACTTTTGCCATGGCAATTTTTTTGTAATCGTTTTTCTCGGATGCTGAAATGAGGTCAAGCCACGGCTTGCCTTTCTCTTTTCTAAATAACCTATGTGGCACAACTCCATTTCGCCTTGCGCGATAATGAGCTTCCTTCATGCTATTTGTAGCCGGGAATGCTCCGAGGTTTGTCCCCAACCATGCACGTTCAACTTGCGTTCCAACGCTCTTTTCAAACTTTGCCAATTTGCCTCCTTTTAATCCATATGGCTGTACGGTCGATGCAAGGCGCTTGCATGCTGCTTTTGCCATGCGTTTTACTCCCTCCTCATTAGTCTTGCCAGTTGCAGCGACAAAGTCGGCAATCGTTTTTTCAAACTTGGCAATCGATGCCCTGTCCATTTTCAGATTCACATCCACGCTTTACGCGCGGAGTCAAACCTCACGCAGCCTTGCGGCGATTCAATCGCGGACATTGCGGAACCCATCGCAGCACGTCATCGGTGCGGCCTGCGATGTAGCGAGCGCGTGGGTTGCGAACAACCGACCCCTCGCCTCCAGCCGTCACGATCTCGTCGGCATGCTCGATGAGGTGGCGGGTGTCGTTGCAGCGGATCTGCTTGACGATGCCGACGTGAGCTGGGAGATCGATGGTGAGCAGTTGCTTGTAGCGAGCGCGGAATGGTGCGGCGCTCGGTACGTCGAACGCTTGGAAGGTCAGACCGTGCCAGCCTGCAGCAATGAGTGTCTGAATCGCGTTGAAGTTGCCGCGACCGGCAAACAACTCACCGTCTAGCGCGACTGCTGGCATGCCTGCTTTAAACCATGCTGGAGCGGCCAGCACGTTGCCCTCACGGGTGATAAACTCAGCACCGTCCCAGATCACTCTCCAGCCGTCTAACTTCTCGGACATCATCCAGCCGTCAACGGATTGTCCTTGATAGTCGCGTAGGAGAGTTACTTGCACGCCCCTTTGTAGGCTTTGCCTACCGACTTGTAAAGACTTTTTTTTACTTAGAATTATCAACGCTCGCCAGCGTAAACGTGATGGCCACGTTGCCGACCGCGACCTCGGCCACGCGGAATGCATCGCCGTTGATCGTGCAACGTTTCTGCAGCATGCTGGCAGGATTAGTCACTGCCCCGGGCTGAGCAACCACGGTAGCCTGCAGGTCGCTTTCTAGCCCACCCAGCGCCCCTTGGTAGCTTTTCCGCGCATCATTAAAAACTACTGCGAACGTCTGGCCGGCACAGATCATCGTGCGCGTGCCGATCAGTTCGTCAGTCTCGGTGTTGCCGCCAATCAAAAAGTCATCGATGCCGCTCATGCCCTAGGCATAAAGTCAAAAAACCCACCACCCAAGATGGGTGATGGGCTCTGTTTTTACTATGAATACACTACTTAGTCAGCTTCTTTTTTGGAAGCTCATTTACCCACAAAGCCTTGTTTGCATTAAACACCTCAACGAGGTTGAGACTGTAAAGTTTGCAAATGCCATGATTCTTAGATTCGACCACTCCTACGTCAAAGCTAGCGCAAGGAATAATCTTACCTTCAGCAGTGACGAGGATATAGTTACTTGCATCCATAAATTATGGTGTAAGAACAAGAATTTTAAGGGCCGAAGTATCAGCAGCAACTGCACCGAACATGATGTCATAAGAACACCACAGGGCGCGGTTTGCACGGCTGCTCCACATGTTCATCTGCACCGTCAGACCGAGGTCTTCAATGAGGATGTTTTCCTGTGAAATCAGATCGTCGGTGACCGGCGAGCTGAGCGGAATGCCAGCGGCCATCGCAACAGCTTCTGGCGATGCGGCGAAACCTTTGATGGTTGCACCTGCGCCCGTCCAGCGGTTGTTAAAGAAGAAACCGTCGAAACCAAAGATGCCAGCATTGCGGCCATTGCCAGCAAGCGTGAAACCCTCAAGGGTGGATGGAAGGAACTGTGCATAGATCGAGCCGTCCACAACCAAGTTGCGCTCGGAACCATCTTGCAATGCACCCCACAATGTTTTCAAACTTGTAGCAGTTACCAAAGACGCAGTGTCAACATCGACAACAGCAGCACCAAAGTTGGTAGTTGTGACAGGTGTAAGTGCAACGTCGATAATCTTGTTAGCAAGTTGACGAAGATTCTTTTCAGCCAGCATCTCAATACGGAAACCTTGGTTGATTTCGTTATTAGTAAGAGCAAAACTAGCAGAATATTGAGAAACTGAAACAGCAGCATTACTAAGTGTGGTATCCCCACTTTCAAAGTTTGTTGCGTTAGTCTGAACGGTAGCACCAGCACTACAGATAGGAACCTGTACGGTTGCGCGTGGGCGAAGTTGGTCAGCGGAGAAGTCCCGCGCAAATGCTTTGAGCGGAGCTAGACGGGATGAGAGGGTGGTGATTGCAGCATCGCGAAGCGAATCTACAACAAGTCCTGCGGCGAATGTGTTAGCCATGGTTGTTTATTAGTTGTTAGTGGAGAGTTTTTCCCAGTTGGCTTTGCGGAATGCAGAGCGTTCAGCTGGGTTGGTGATTGCGTCGTACTGGGCACGGATAGACAATTCAATGGCTACCTCGGCAAGTGCGACAGGAGATGGGTGACCGGTAGAGGCGAGAAGCTCGGATGCCTTTTCGGCGATGTGCTGGTTGATATTTGCAGCGTCATCTTCAAGGTCGGTAACGGCCTTGAGCGATTGCTCAAACTTGGATTGCAAACTGACAAGGTCTTGGCGAGCGGTGACAAGCTCAGCTTGTAAAGCCACGTTGGCCTCACCTACTGCGAGCAGCTCGGTGATGGTAGCGTTAGCGGTGCTTAGCTCAGCGCGAAGTGAATCGTTCTCGACGAGCGATGCATCGATCTTCGCGGCCTCGTCGTTACCGGGAAACAATTTGGAAAGTAGTCCAGTCATACCCTTTGCAGCGCTGTCAAATTTCGACTTGTCTTTGCCGTCCTTGATGACGGTGTCAACGAAGCCATTTTGCATCGCTTCATCGGCGGTCATCCACGTTTCGGCATACATCATTTTGCGGATCTGTTTTTCATCCTGTCCGGTGCGCTCTGCATAGATGGTCGCGAGTTCATCGCTGATCGACTCGAGCAAATCCGATTGTTTGCGTAGCGCCCGAGCATCTCCCATGGCGATGGTGCTGGCCTCGTGTATCATCACACGGCTGCCAGCGGTCATCTCGCGCTGGTCACCGGCCATAAGGATCACGCTGCCCATGCTGGCTGCGAGTCCGTTCACTCTGGTGGTGACATTGACTCCCCGTGCCGACATAGATCGCAGCGCGTTGTAAATTCGTTGGCCCTCAAATACGGATCCGCCAGGCGAATTGATTTCCACCTCGACTAGCTCGAGCGCATCTGTAGCAGAGCATACCACCTCGCCGATGGACATCTGCGCCAGCACGGCGGATTGACCGTAGAGACGGTCAAGATCGTCGATGAGTTTGTCGGCGCTTTCCTTATTTACCCCGGAGTTTAATTTAATAACTCCAGCGCGGTTTTCAATTTCAATTTTCATGGTTGTTGAGTGTTTGGTTCGGATGGCGCCATCTCGTTTGCGGTGAGCATGGACATCTCACGGTCGTCGATGGTGACCCCGTAAAGTTCTTCTGCTCGCCGAGCGGCAAGCTTGCGTAGTGCGACTTCCTGCGCTCGCTCTGCGTAGTGCGCCTCAAGAGTTTTGCCGCGCATGCTGACGATGTCGCGCATGTTGGCGGCTCCCATTTTCCAGAGTGCCTCCAGTTCTTTTGTGATTCTGCCGTCGTCGATCGTGAGTTTCGGTGGGGTCGAAAACTCCCATTGATACCAGTCCGGCGATTGCGGTAAATCGCCGCGCTTCTGGGCCTTGGCAATGGCATAGCCGACCAATCGCTTGGCGGCGTAAAATAGCAGATCTTGCCTGTCCTCGATGGAGCGCTGCGCCATGGCGATCTCAGTGCGCTGAGCGGTGCCACCACCGGCACCGTGGCCATCATAAAAAGCCATGCTCCAGTTGAGTCCAGCAAACGCGGATTTTAAAAGGCGATTGTGAAAATCTAGGAATGGATTGCCAGGGCGATTATTGATGAGTGTCTCGATTTTGCCGCCGGAGTTGCTCTTGAAATATCTGACGGTGCCGCCATCGAGAGACTCGACCGTCATGCCCTTGCCCGTCTCGGTGTCGCCGACCAGTGCATTGTACGGATCATCGTGGTCTGGGCCGCCGTTGTCGTTGTACTCGACAAGCGAGATCGAAGACATCTGCAACATGGCAAGGCGTTCCCACTCGGTGGATTGGATCATGTCGCGGCAGTCGTTTATGCAGTGCGTCAGTGCCGTTAAGCCCCGGCTTTGGTATTGCCACTCTGGATCAAAAAGGTGGATGACATTTTCAGCAAGTAGCCACTGGTCAAGCTCGCCATTTTTATCACAAAATGCATAGGCTTTCGCCTCGCCGCTTTGATAGTGGACGATGCCGTCTTTGAGCATGCCGCCCTGGTACATCTGCCCGTCAGTAAATCCCTTGGGCGTGGCGATCCGGTGTGCGGGTATGCCTTGGTATTGTGGAAAGCCGGTGGCCGTCTCGGTCAGCAAGACAAAGATTTCACCATCAACATCAATCGACGATGACCACCCAAACAAGTTGGTTTTGAAATCATGCATGCCGCCTCTGGCATCACCGATGCGGTAGAATGTATCGTTCAGAAACTTGCCAGCAATGTTTCCAAACTCCTCATCACCGCCTTTGTAAATCGGCACAAATGCCCTGCCGACGGCATACATGCTGCGCTGGTTGATGGCATTCTTGATCGGCCCGAAATTTAAGTAGATTCTGCGAGCATGGCTTTGCAGCGTGATACGATCATTCGACGGCACGAGGTCTTCGATGTCGCGCTTTTGCACCGGCTCCCACGGCCTGTGGTAGTTTTGCTGCGCAGCTCTCGCGGCCTTATAATTAACCTGTCTGCCGAATTGGTCGAGTATTGCCATGGTTTCTGCGTGTTAAAATCGACCGAGCGACCGGCTGCTGCTAGGCACAAATCCGATGCTCAAATATTCCATGGCCATCCGCAGTGCGGTCTGCCGCTCTGTTTCGTTTAGACCGACGAGCTTGGCCATCGTCACGCCGTTTTTGGTGGCAGACGTAATGCTGTCCATGCCGCCTTTTGTGAGCGCCCCACCCATCGCCGCATCGAAGGCAGTCTTGATTCCTGCGATCCTCTGTGGGTTGCAGTTGGCGTAGTGGAATAAATTTCTCGCGACTTCTCGGACGTTGGCAGCCATCGACTAGGCGACCATGTCAAACATCGAAGCCGGGGATGATCTTGAGCATGAGCGCCGCCACGATCTGCATCGCCTCCACGTCCCACGCGTGATTATTATTTCTTGTCCTAGTCCAGCGATACTCGACCTGCTTGGTCTTCGAGTTGGTGACCTCTTTTTTAATCTCGCTGTCAATCTGCTTGAGGAAATCCACCGAGATGTCGTCTGGGATGTCCCACGATCCAGCAATGCCGGTGCGGTGTGCGTGCAGGATGTCTTTGATTCGGTCGCTCGCCCAGTGCGCATACCGAGCTTTCCCGCCGCCGCTGGCAGTCGCATCTTGGAATCGCGTGAACGGCCTATGGATGATGTCCCCATTTTGCTTTTTGTAAGCGAACGACTTCTGGCCGCTACCGTGCAGCGCCGTCCAGTTCATGCGAGCGCAGGCGGAATAGACTTGGTCAGTATCATAGCCAGCATCGACGAAGACCATCTGTGGCTTTATCTGATATCTCAACGCAAGATCATGCACGCCATCAAAAGTCTCGATCCTGCCATACCATAACAACATCGACTCGCCGCTTGCTCGCCATGCCCTAACTCCTGCCCAGAAGTGGTCGCGCTGTTTGTCGATTGTCAGGAATCGGTGTGCCTCTTCCTCGATCTTCTGCTTCTCGGTGTACTCGGCGACGAGGTAGCCGTTGCCGACTAGCGCCTCGCGGTTGTCCGTCAGATCCTCCTCCCATGTCTCAGCTAGGCGCTTTTGGATGAACTGCCTCAGTGGATCCACGTTGCCGACGCGCATCGCTGCCTTTGCCTCTAGCCACAGCAGCACTATTTCCCAGAGCGGTTTTCTCCAGTTGGCAAGCACGTTGTAGTGAAATCCAACGTGACCGGGCATGCCGACCGCGGTCGACACATACTGCCCAGCCTCGGCTAGCGCTCGCCGCGGTTGCGGTGAGTCTGCGCACGTCCAATCACAGTCGGCGTTGTCGCATTTGAGTTGTGCCATCTGCGCTCGAGCCAGCGGTTCTAAAGTCTCGTCCTCGTAGCCGATGACGTTGCACCATTTCCAAGGTTGCACCGTGCCGCAGGTCGGGCAGGAAAAACTGAACTCGCGCTGGTCGGAATGACCCCACGCTTTGTCAAGGTCGTCGCCCTTTACGCCTGCTTGTGAGAGGATAAAAAATTGCCTGTTCCATCGATCATGCAGACGCCCGCGAGCTTCGTTCAACATGCCGGGTCTGTATTGCCACGCCTCGTCGCAAAAGACGCGGCGCATCGACTTCGATTGTAATCCGCTGAGATTTGCGCCGGTGAGAAAAAGACTCATGGATGGAAACAGAATTTCCATCTTGCGCTTTTTGTGCCGGTCACGCGGTAGCAGGGCAGCGGTTTCTGCTGTGTTCATGATTGCGTAGTCCATTCGAGTCTCTGCCCAGTCCTTAAGGTCGTCGTCGGTCTGACCCACTAGCAGCGTCGGCCCCGGATCTTCGGCGATGATATAGCACAGCCCTGCCTCCATGAATGTCGTCTTTCCGGTTCCAATCGGCGCAAGATAGACGACCTCCTTGACCTCAGGATCGGCGACGATGTTCAGCGGCTCGGTCTGCCACGGTGCGTTGACCGTTGAGTATTTTGGTGTCAATCCGTCGAGGATAACAACGCGATCGCTTGCCCATTGGGCAGGCGTTAGGTCGCTGGGTGGCCGAAAGTTCTTGAAGAATGCCCGCTTAATGCGTCGGGATTTCTCCAGAAATTGGCGCTTTGATTCGCTCACCTTCATCATAAATAATCTGTATGACCTGCGCGGATTTCTCTGCGATCAGTCGCTTCATAGCCGATGCGTCTAGCCCTTCAAGCATCGGCGGCAGGTCGGCTTCCATCCGTTTTATCGCGTTGCGCACAACGGCTGCGATGCCGTCTATGCCGTCCTCGATCTGGGCGATTGAGCAATACCGTTCCTGCTCGACCTCCAGCGCGTAGCCTCCGCGAAGCGCATCAATCTGCACCTTCAGCGTCCGTGCGTCGTTGTAAGTTCGTGCCGCTTTGACCTGCCGCACCAGCTCCTCTAACTCTTGCGGGTCGCCGCTCGTGCCACTGCGCTCCATGTGACTTGCGCCCTCGGTCTTGCTCTTCTGCAAAAACTCGATGTATCCGCGCACACTGCGCCATAGATCGAACTGGTTGCGCTCGGTCTTAAAGATAATCCCATCCTTGGCAAGCTGCCCGATCCGTGCGCTCGTCAGGTTAAACAGGCGGCAAAGCTGCGTGGTGTCCGCCTGCGCTGCCTTGGGCGCTGCAGGCTTCGCCGGTGCGGCCTTAACAACCTTCTTCGCTGGTGACTTCTTCGCGCTCATGGTTTGGGTTGTAGCCATTGATTGATCACGGCTCTTGCCACGACCTCAGTCATCTTTGGCGGGACACTCATCCCAATCATGTATTTGCCGATCTTGTCGGTCTTTGCCTCGTAGTCATCCGGGAAGCTGCCGAGGCGTTTCCATTCGCGGTAGGTCATCTTTCTGCATTGCTTTGAGTGCGTAAAATTATCATGGGTTGCTGTAAGAGTGCACGATGGTTGCATAGAGTTTGCTTTTTGATGAGAGAAAGCATTGTTCCTTCCTTCATATTTTATAAAGTAGTCAGCATAACACCCTCCTTCTTTTGTTTTCTCCCATGCCTTTAAATCAATTCCAGTTGCCTTTGTGTCCTTCTTCTCTGCATCTGTCAGCTTTTGCAAGTCTGCTGTTGCCTCACCTGCTGAGATCCATCGGTGCTTCGGCGCAAGTTTCAAAGGAGGTGCTTCAATGTCGTCACGGATCGCAACAAAGAACACCCTCTCTCTGCGCTGCGGCACTCCACAGTCGGCACCGTTTAGCAGGAAGAGCTGCGGGCGGTATCCGATCTCCCTGAATCGTGCCATCACCATCTTGGTGTATCCTTTGGCGTTGCCGAGGATCATGCCCTTGACGTTCTCAGCAATTGCCACGCGCGGTTTTAATCGCTCCACGAGGTCGAGGTAATCGAAGAACAAATCCGAAAGCACCTGCTTTGCCTGCCCCTCGCGGAAGTGCTTGTCCTTGCCCCATGCTTTCTCCCTGCTTCCTGCTATGCTGAACGTGGAGCACGGCGGCGAGCCGTCAAGGATGTCCAAGTTAAAAAACTCAGGCGGTAGGTCTGCTGTCAGTATATCCCGGATCGGACAAAGGAAGTAGTTAGGCGGGTTGAGGTTCTTCTTGTAGTGCCACGCCATTTCTGGGTCGATGTCGTTTGCTGCTACGATCTGACAACCTGCTCGCTTGTAGCCCATCGAGCTGCCGCCGCCACAGGCGAAAGTTGACATGACCTTGATGCCGTTCTGTAGCACATCTTTGAGGTCGGCAAGGAGCCATGCGCAGTCTGGCTTCTTCATGGCTTCTTGGGGTCAAATTCAAATCCGCATTTCGGGCAGGCGCATCCCATCTCCATTGCGTCAACGTCGATCTCACCGCCGGATGATTCTGGAGCTTCGTCGTTGCGTTCTGGCGGATTAAGGAATTGCTCAATGGCAAAGTTGTCGAAGCCAAGGATGCCGAGATCGAAGTCGGCCTCGCGCAGGTCTGCTAGTTCAAGCCCCAGCATCTCCTCATCCCAACCGGCGTTCAGAGCGAGCTTGTTGTCGGCGATGATGTAAGCTCGCCGTTGAGTGTCGGTCAGGTGCGACAGGCGGATGCACGGCACCTTCGCCAGCCCGAGCTTGCTCGCGGCCATGACCCGGCCATGACCGGCGATAATGCCGTTCTCAGCGTCGATGAGGATCGGATTTGTAAATCCAAACTCGCGGATCGATCCGGCGATCTGTGCGACCTGCTCAGGTGAGTGGGTGCGCGTGTTCCGGGCGTAGGGGATTAGGTCAGAGGTAGGTAATTGTTCGATTTTCATTGTGGAAAGTAAAACGGTCGTTTGATTTTTGGCTCATTCGGGTCGAAAGGGATGAGGCGGAAC